GATACTGCAAGTGACATAGAACAATTTGATGTAACTTGGGCATACAATTATTATGAAACTGCTGCAACCTCTAGTGACGTAGTAAAAGGCGACCAATCTTAAACCTAAAGGACAATAACAATGGCATTTACAGTATCAAATTTTAAAAGTGGTCTTGCAGCTGGTGGTGGTGGAGCTCGTCCAGCATTATATGAAGTTAGTATTACCAATTCACATGATACGAGTTTATCATTTGGGCCAACGACAGCTTCAACCCCCTCTAATGCTAGTCTTTTAGTTAAGTCTGCCTCAATTCCTGCTGCGAATATTGCACCTCTTGCAGTAAATTATGCTGGAAGAGCTTATAAATGGTCTGGTTTTAGAACATATGATAATTGGACTGTAACCGTTCTTAATGATGAAGATTTCGCTATCAGAAATAAAATGATGGAGTGGATGAGAGTAATTTCTGGAAAGTTGGATGGTACAAGAAATAAAGATTTTGGAAGTCCAATAACAGGTTCAGGCGCTTCAGCAGGATATTACGAAGGTAATGCTACTGTCAAACAATTAGGTACAGATGGTAAGGTGAAACAAGTTTATAAATTCTATAATCTCTGGCCAACTGAACTTGCAGAAATTGCTGTAGATTGGTCTAGTGATGCAATACAAGAATATACTATCGGTTTTGCATATGATTATTGGGGTCATGGAGCACCAACTTCAGAAGTAAACGTAGTTGATGGTTCATAAATAATTATATTATTAACTTACAGTAGTAAAATGAATGGCCTTTGCAGTATCAGAATTCAAAACAAATCTAAAACAGGGAGGCGCTCGTCCCTCCCTGTTTGACGTAGAATTACATTATCCTACCAAAGTAGCTCCTAAAAAACGCAATATATCAAAATTTTTAGTTAAAGGTGCATCTATTCCTGCATCTACTATTGGTTCCTATGATGTTTATTATCATGGTAAAGCGTTCAAAGTTGCAGGGGATCGTTCTTTTGATACTTGGGATACAACTATTATCAATGATGAAGATTATGGAATTAGAATTGCACTTGAAAAGTGGATGGATCTTGTCGCCGGACACAAACTAAATACAAGAAATAAGAGTTTTGATTCTTCTGAAGGTGAACAGGCGTCATATAAAGAAACAATCAAAGTAACTCAATATGGTAAAGATGGGGAACATAAACATCATTATCATTTTTATGGAGCATTTCCAACTTCAATATCTGCAATTCCTCTTGATTGGGGAACTGCAAGTGAAATAGAAGAATATACAGTAACGTGGACATATGATCATTGGATGCCTGGGGGGAACGTACCCAGCCCTGGATCACCAATTCCGCATTTATTTCCAGATGATGATCATGAAAAAGCAAAGGGATAGGAGAATAAATTATGGCATTTGAAATATTTGGTTTTAAGATTGAAAGAAAGAGTCAGGAATTGGCAAACGCTAATGTTCCTGCATTTACACTTCCAGAAAGTGATGATGGTTCTCAAATGGTATCGGGAGCGGGAGCATTAGGTTACTCTCTCGATATGGATGGACAATATAAGAATGAGGTAGAACTTATTCTCAAATATCGTGATATATCTCAAATGGCTGATTGTGAAATTGCGATTGATAATATCGTAAATGATGCTATTATTGTTGATGACCTCCTTCCTTCAGTATCAGTTGTTCTCGACAAAACAGATCTCACAGAAGGTATCAAGAAAAAAGTCCGTACAGAATTCGATACTGTATTGGATCTTCTAAACTTTAATAATTATGGTCATGATATTTTTCGTAGATGGTACATTGAAGGAAGATTATATTATCATATTATGATAGATGAAAATGATCCAAAACGTGGTATTGTAGAACTCCGAAGTTTGGACGCTACAAAAATCAAAAAAGTTAAAAATATCAAAACAGAAAAAACGACTGATCCTACAAAAGCAAAGGTAAGTGTAACACCAACATACACTTACAATGAATCTGGATTGGATAAACGTTCTTCTGGTGGAATTTCAATTTCGGGTGACAGTATTGCATATTCCACTTCTGGTTTATTAAATCCTCAAAAAAATGCAGTAATGTCTTATCTTCATAAGGCAATTAAACCATTAAATCAACTACGAATGGTAGAAGATGCGATTGTTATCTATCGTATCTCACGGGCACCAGAACGCAGAATTTTCTATATCGATGTAGGAAATCTACCAAAACTCAAGGCCGAACAGTATATTCGTGACATCATGACACGTTACAAGAACCGATTGGTTTACGATTCGGATTCTGGTGAAGTCAAAGATGATCGCAGACACCAATCAATGTTAGAAGATTATTGGTTGCCACGAAGAGAAGGTGGTCGAGGAACAGAAATAACTACACTTCCTGGCGGAGAAAATCTTGGTCAATTGGAGGATGTAGAGTATTTTCAACGAAAATTATATAAAGCAATGCATGTTCCTGTCTCACGACTTGAAGCAGAATCGGGATTCTCTTTGGGGAGAGAAAGTGAAATTACGAGAGATGAATTGCTTTTTAGTAAATTTATTAAAAAATTACAGACAAGGTTTTCTCTCTTATTTGATGAAATAATGGAAAGACAACTAATTCTGAAAAATGTTATGACGGCTGCAGAATGGGCCAAGATCAGAGATAAGGTTCATTACAGGTTTGAAAAGGATCATTATTATTCGGAATTTAAACATCAAGAAACCATGTCTCAACGTTTAGATCTTGCAAGAAACTCAGAAGATTATGTTGGGAAATATTATTCTAAAGAATGGTTTCGAGCAAATATTCTTAAACAAACAGCGTCAGAAATTGAGAAACAAGATGAAATGATTGCAAAAGAAGCAGAAGAAGAGGGTGGAGGTGAAGAAGGTGGAGAAGAAGAATATTAGGGTTTTACACCTTAAAAAGATTATAAATATTAATAGATAATTTTTTGGAGATAAAAATGGCAGAACAAACAACACAAAGAGATTTTAAAACGGTAGATATTATAGATTATTCGATGAAGGGCAACCCTACACAAGTTCATGATGCATTTAATCAAATAATTTCGGATAAATTGGTGGGAGGACTAGAAACCAAAAAACGAGAAATTTCTGCCAAAATATTTTCAGATAACGAAGAAATACCACCTGCTGAGGTTGAAGTTATAAATGAACCAGAACCAGAAACAACGGAGACACAATGAAACTATTAGCCGCAAAAACTGCCACAACTGCTACAAATTTAGGATTGGGTAAAGCAACGGCGGTTGCGGTTTACGCATCAGCGATTTCAATTATTTCAGTAGTTAAAAGTGATGGAACTGAAGGAGGAACCGATGGAACAGTTCAAGGTTCTGTTACTGTACCAGCTGCTACATTAACCGTTATTCATAAAGAATCGGATCAATTTTTATTGGCAAATGTAACAAATGGAACATATACTAAAATTGCAGATGGTGGCCCGAGTAGATAATAATGAAAACATACAAAGAGTTTAGAAAATCAATAGGTTTTCCTGTTAAAGAAAGAAAAGTCGAAGAGGTAATTCGGTCAGAAAAACCTTTGACGGAAGATGTTGTAAACCAATTAAGATCAGTTGTAAAAAAGAAAAAAGAAGCGGATATTAAGTTCAAAAGCGGTACATCGGTTCCAATTGATCCCGAATCTGCAAAAACTATTCTGAAAACCTTTGACTCACTAAATAGTTCTAATAAGAAAAAAATGCAAGATAACATGAATAAAGATACAAAATCGTTCTTGAAAATCTTGGATTTTGCATTCAGTAACGCAAAATAGGATAGACAAATGAAATTAATTTGCGAATTACAAGAATCTGTTGAGTATGAATTAATTGAAGAAGGTGCAAAACCTAAACAGTACTTCATTGAAGGTATCTTCATGCAGTCTGAAAAGAAGAATAAAAATGGTAGAGTATACCCTTTAGATGTTCTTGAAAAAGAAGTAGATAGATATGTCAACGAATATGTTACACCAAAACGTGCATTTGGAGAACTTGGACACCCTGACGGCCCGACAGTTAATTTAGATCGTGCTTCACATATGATTACCTCTTTGGTTAAAGAAGGTAAGAATTTTGTTGGGCGTGCAAAAGTTTTAAATACACCAAATGGACAAATTGTTAAGTGTTTGATTGATGAGGGTGCAAGATTAGGCGTTTCTTCAAGGGGAATGGGAACATTAAAACCAGATCAAAAGAACTCTCAAATTGTACAAAAAGATTTCTATCTTGCAACCGCAGCAGATATTGTTGCAGATCCATCTGCTCCTAATGCTTTCGTAGAAGGTATTATGGAAGGAAGAGAATGGATTTGGGATAATGGACTTTTGCGAGAACAAGATATAGAACGGG